CCCTTCCTTTTGCCAACTGATAATCTCTTCTTTACGGTACACTACTCCTGCCTTTGCCTTGCCAACTAAGAACGTGCATAGTTCGCGGCTATTCTCTTTCAATTCGGGAGGGCCGTATCGGTAGCGAATCTTGTATAACCCCGCATCCCCTGCCTTGCTCTTTTCTTGTGGTTCGCCGTCTGATGGGCTGTGAACCCCGAACAACGCCAATACTCTATCCTCATCATTAGGCTCAAGTACAGGCGTGGCGCTCATCTCTTCAAACTCGTTCTCGTCGATTAACTCCCCTGCTTCGCTCAGGTCGGTTATAATCTGCTTCTCGATGTCAATGGTCAGGTTCTTAACCGAATGTTCAACGCGCTCCTGTTGCGTTTCTTGTGGCTCATTTGGCGCACTTACAGGCTTCGTGAATATAGATAGGTCAGTGAACTGCAACGGCTCCAAAATGCCCGCCTTAATCAATAACAGTTCAATCCCTTCATTAAACCCTGTACGGATAGGCTCTAAGGTCATTTCGCGGAATATCTCATAACTCTCTGTGATCTCCTTTGCATTACTACCTAACCCCCCAGAACTATCCCTAATTCCTAATAACAACGGGCTGCTGATATTATGGACTAATAGTATTTTATTCTGTGAGGTCTGGTCTATGAAATCATATTGCTTGTGCGGGTCTGGAATGTCATAACCGCTAATCGTAACCGCGTTATCCGAACCGTCATTGAACGTGATGAAAGCCTTTCCCGCGTTCTCGCTTCCCGATTTCGTGTCCACTAAATCCCTAACAATCTCTTGACGTCGCTCAGGCGTTGGCACACCGTTATTGAAGTTGATTATCGCATTCGGGGTGAATGAATTTTTCAGGTGATTAATATGATAGTTACTCGCTTCGATCTCGCACTCCGCGTACTGCAGCCCGCCTTGATAACATACGGGTGCATAATACTCATCGTCGTCTGCTCCGTTCTGAAAAAAGTAAATTTCAATCTCATCGGTATTTTCACCGTACCCGAATGCAGGAAATTCAACGGGCTTGTGCTGCTCTTTTTTCGGCTGCTTCCAGTCCGTGCTTATCCAATAACTCTGAACATCGCCTTCCGGTGTCTGCTTGCTGCTGGCGACCGTGTGCGCGGATATGAAGTAGGCACGCATCCGACCGCCTTCAACCCGCTTTGCCCCCTTCATTTCATATTCGATTTGCAGGGCTACTTTATTGTAACGATAAAATTGGCTCAACGCTCGTTTTAGGTCTTTCTTGCTAATCAGTTTCGCTAATGCTAATCGGTTTGTAGTGGTACTCATTAGCACACCATCCCCCCAGACTAATTTCAAGATGCCATTGATACAGGCATTATTCGTCGGGCTGTTGGTGTACAGGTCTTTCAGATACTTGAAATACGAGTGATTCACGCCCCATAATACCCAATCCTTGCCCTTTTCATCTATGATTTTTGGGCTTGTGTAATTAGCCATTTTCACGGCGTATATGGTCTTTTCGTCGCTCATATCTGCTGGAATGGTTCAACTGTTTGTTTCTGCACGAAAATGATACCCCTGTGCAGTTCTTTTGCATTAGCCAGTGTAACGCTAATCAGTGGCGTATATTGACTAATCGTTAATGGACTTTCCGCTAATCCCGAAAGGTCTATATCCCCAATTTCATAGCACTGAAACTGTATCTGCGCTCCGTTGCTATTAGTCGTAATCCCTTCAAATGCGATGCTCATTTCCAACTCACCCGCCGTATTATATACCGCGCTTTCAGGCTCTACCCAATGTATCTGCTGTGGATTAGTGCAGTATAATAGTAGATAGTTCCCCGGCTCGTGAATCCGAACCCGAAATTTAATCTCCTGCGCGTCTGCTGTCGGTTGAATAATCATTGTCCAAAGCTATAAAAAAAGGTCGGCCATATTTAGCCGACCTTTTCCCCAAATAAAATATGTTTAATCTTAACTTTCGTCATTCGTGAATATCACCGTCGGCGCTGTGATTAGTCCAGCGAATGGATTAGCCTTAGTCGCTCCGGTTAATAGAGGCGCGAATTTCTCCTCATTAGCCGTCAGAACCATGTTCAATCCGATGAAGTCGCCTAATGCCCCGCCTGATGTGTTGTCTCCGGTGTAATCAACTCCCCTTGTCGCTCCCATCAATCGGGCAAATCCATTTCGGTATTGAACCACAACAGCCGGACGACCTTTGGCAATGTTCTCAAGTTCCGGCAGGTCTTCTTCAAGTAAACCCTGAATCTGAAGTGTCAATGTTTGCAAGCAGAAGAACGAACCATTCTGACGATTAGCCGTAGGCGCTTCCACGAAGATCGAAGTATCATTGTCTATTGCATACTTGTACGCCGTTATACCACCGCCGCCATTCACCTGTATATCCGTTACCTTATTACTCCCGTAGGTAATCTGAACAGGTGCATCATTAGGGTTGTCGATGAAAAATACAGCGACAATTCCCGCGATCCCATCTTTGCAGGGCAATACCCGCCCCCGTGTTATTTCACAAGCCATTTCGCTCTGTATTAATTATTACGACTCTGTTGGTGCAGGCAAGTTGTAAGCAACGATCTCCTGTGAGAATCCGTACTCCACACCCGCGAAGAATCTTTGAATGATCCTGAATGTTTGGCTTCCGAGAATGTCATCCATGTCAAGCACTTTTACGCTCGTCCAGTCGTTCAATAAACCAGTACCGAAACGCAGGTTTTCAACCTTGTAAGCCAGCATTGTATTAGCAGGTAGACCGCCGACCATGAACATTGGCAGACCTTCAAAATTCATCGGCTTACGACCAACAAATCCCATGTTTTCAAAACCCGCTGCACCAAGACCAGATGTACCGAATCCCGCGAGTGCGCGTTGGTAAGCACGACCAATGTTGATCGAACAAACCAGAACCAAATCCGAATCCAAGTTATATACCGCATTAGGGATTGCATCAGCAACCTTAGCAATCTCGACGGCTGCATTTGCTCCCGTTACGGTTGTTCCGGTGATTTTCTGACCGGAAGGTATACCAGTGTCATCAGCCATTTTTTGGAGGTAGCCCAAATATTCATCCGTGTCGTCTTGTCCTTGCCAGATCAGCGCATCGTTTGCCTCCGCTACCTTTCCGGCAATGTAAAGCAAAAGGTTCTGCATATACTCCGCTGGCACGTCAGATGTTGCGCTGTCGCCCATCTGTTCGGCTTCCCATGCCCCTTCAAAATCTTCCTTGCATAGCTCCAAATTAACTTGCAATTTTTTTGCAGTTAATCGGCGCTCATCGAGCGTTACCGTTCCCGATGCGTTGAACTCGCAGGTAGAATCCTTAATCAATCCCGATACGTTCAATCGGCGAATAGGCTCGCCCTTTTCTTTCAATCCCTGACGAACCGTTACAAGGTTCTGACCAAGTGTATCGCCTCCGAGTAAGGCTGCCATGATGTAGCCTTGCGCCTGTTTACCGGTATACGAAGTAGTGATGTTATTAGTAGTTGGCATGGTTGCTCTTTTTTACTGTTTAGTTTTTCTGTTGTTTAGCACGATTAGTTTCCGTTCCAGTCGAAGTTTGCAAAGTTGTTTTTAACCCTTCCCAGTGTAGGGCTTCCGGCCTTGTACTCGAATTTGGATTCCAATTTCGGCGATTCTTTTTGATCTACTTTTTTGGTAGCCGCTCCCGCCTGCTTGCGCTTTGAGAACTCCATCCGCGCGGCTTCAATCTTTGCCTTTTGCTCATCCGTCAATGACGGGTCAACTTTCTTTGGCTCGTCTTTTTTGATTTGCTTACTCATCTCAGTAAGCACTTGCAGTATGCCGTTAGTCATCTCTTTCAAATCTGACTTGGTTACATACTGGCTCATGTCTTCTTTTTTGGTTTCGTCCTTTGCTTCCGCTGGTGCTTCTCCCGGTGTGATGGCTGTCATTAGTCCGGCTTCATCAACCGTTATTACTGTGCCGTCTTCCAATTTATACTCCCCAGCAGGTGCTAACACGTAGTCGCCTTCCGGTGTAACGATCATCAACTCCTTGCCCACTTCAAAGGCTTCGGCGGTTACTTCTTGCCCGTCTTCGAGTTTAGCCGTAGCCATATCGGTTTTTTTCTCGTCGCTGTTGAAAATAGCTTTCACTTGTTCAACGATTGTTTCGACTAATGTTTTCTTGCTCATCGCTTTATTTTGCTTTGTCGCACTAATAGCGCATTAGTGTTAATCGTTACTAATACACAATCCTAACTATCAAGTAACCAACTAATAACAAGAACAACCCCCCGCATACCATTAGCGTAATTTGCCACCATGCTAATGGTCTTTTTTTAATGGGCTGAATCTGATCGCATGGTACTTCAATAGGCACTTCGACTAATATTGAATCACAACCACCTGAAATATAGATTGAATCCCTTACCGTGATTAGTCGCACATTCCAACGGTCGCGGCTAATGCTAATCGTGTCAGCCTTGACTAATACAGTGTCGAATTGAATAGCCGGAATACTTACGCTAATCGTATCCCTAATCGTATCCGTAAGGGCTATTTCAGGGCAAAGTTTAACGGCCTTTTCGATGTGTTTTGCAGATCGGTTACATTTCTGAAACCCTTGACAACTCACTAATCCCGCTAATCCGACTAATAGAAAAATGAATCTCAATATTCCCATCGTCGTTTGCCCCCCAGATCAATGTGAATGAATCCATATCTACCCCCCTTATACAACCGTGCTAACCCCCCATTCCAGTCAATAGCAACTAATCGGTTGTATATCTCATTCATGTACATCTGGGCTTTCTTCGCATCAACTCCAACGACTATGAAGTCAATAGCATGACCTTTCGTGTGCTGACTTTTTCCTGATCGCTTCCGGTACAATTCCCACTCCACAGGGCGAAAGCCTGATACTATTCGCAAACCGATCTTGTTGTTTTCTTGCGGATATTTAGCATTAATCCAGTCGCGGATTATTTGCGCTTCATTCATTATGCGCTCCCCTTGCGCCGCTATTTCAGCCGTGAAATTCTTAGCGATTAGTTCCGTACACTTCTGCAAGTCTGCTGCTGGCATCCCTTGATATTGCGGCCATGCAACCATTTCAGAAATGTTGAAATTCTTACTTGTCTGTGCCATCATGGTCTCGCTTGTATTGGTGAAGTTCCGCCCGTAATTTGGCGCTCTGCTCCATCTCGCTATATAACTGCTTACGCACTTCTTGCAATTCATTTTCAACGGCTCGCATCGCCGCTTCCAGTTCTACTATTTGCGCCTTCAACTCCGTAACCATACGCACCCACTCGCCAATGATTAGGCTGTTGTTATTGATCTGTACGGTTTCGGTTTCAGCCTTCTGACGTTGCCGATTAGTAACCCATAACCATACACCGCCAATGGCCGTCATTAGTCCGGTTAGAATAGCCGCGCCATGCTCCTTAATCACTTCTTTCATGCTGTTAATTTTCTTCCGGTGGATTAGCGATTTCTGGAAAGTAGGTATCAATTATCTGCTGCTTTGTCGCTACTCCGATTAGCGATTCAGGTATCGGCTGCTTGCCTTCGCATTTCACGCCCTTAACATATTCAAGTTTCGATTTATCCGCGAAGGTTAGAAACTGTGTGAACGTCTTGCGGGTGCTGTATTGAAGAACCATTTTTGTGAGCAATGGACTTGGTGCAATATCTTCCGGTGTAGGTAGTGTTTCAGTGCTTTGCCTGAATATGAACGGCTCCATATACACGCCCTTAATCAATATTTGATCGAGGTAATAACTTGCCTGATACCTGCCCGGCTCTGCGTAATTGTTCCACAACATATGCGACATCATAACATCGGTCTCGTCAAGTTCCACTTCAATCGCCTGTGCAAGTTCCAATTCACGTTGTGCCTGTGCTTCGAGATTACCACTTTCGCCAACGCCTTCATCAGCCCTTGCGCCGTACTCGGTTATGAATAACCTGTGAGCGCCAATAGCGGTCTTTAGCGCACCTATTGTCGAAGTGTCATAAGGGTCTGCTGCTGGTGAATAGACGTGCAATGTATACTCGTATATCGATGGATCGGGCTGCCCGTTCACGGCTGCAATAACCGTGTTATTCCATGTCGTATATTTTGCTTTTTGGCTTACAGTGC